TAATGCTCACGATATATTTAGAAACTGGTATGTAGATGGTAGAATATTCCATCATTTAGTTGTCGATGAAGCACAACCTAAAAAAGGTATTCAAGACATTCGTGTTATTGATTCAACTAAAATACGCAAAGTAAAACAAGTTAAGAAAGATAAAGATCCTAAAACAGGAGCTTCTATTGTTAAAAAAGTAACAGAGTTTTATATCTTCCAAGAAAAACCAGGACAACAAAACAGTGGAATTAGATTATCGTTAGACTCTGTAAGTTATGTAACTTCTGGTCTAATGGATGAGAATAAAAAGAGAGTTATTTCATTCTTACATAAAGCGTTGAAACCAATCAATCAGTTAAGAATGATGGAAGATTCTCTTGTTATATACAGATTAGCAAGAGCACCAGAACGTAGAATCTTTTATGTAGACGTTGGTAACTTACCACGAGGTAAGGCAGAACAATATATGAAAGACATTATGGCTAGGTATAGAAATAAACTAGTTTATGACGCTGGTACTGGTGAACTAAAAGACGACAGAAAACATATGTCAATGTTGGAAGACTTCTGGATGCCACGAAGAGAAGGTGGTAGAGGTACAGAAGTTTCTACACTACCTGGTGGTGAGAACCTTGGAAACATTGAAGATATTATATACTTCCAGAAGAAGCTATATAGATCTCTTAATGTACCATTACAAAGATTAGAGCAAGAAGCTCAATTCTCGCTTGGTAGAACAACAGAAATTACACGAGACGAAATCAAATTCCAAAAATTCATTGATCGACTACGTAAAAGATTCTCTATGTTATTCTTAGAGATTCTTAAGAAGCAACTTTTATTGAAAGGTGTTATTACGGAAGAAGATTGGGAATTGTGGTATAACGACATTATTGTTGACTATCAAAGGGATAACCATTTTGTAGAACTTAAAAACATGGATATTATGAGGGAAAGACTTCAGACAATGGATCAAGTTCAACAATACGTGGGTGAATACTACTCTAAAGAGTGGGTATGGAAAAATATCCTTATGTTAGATGACGATGAAATTGAAAGAATAAAGCAGGAAATAGGTACTGCAACAGATGATGAGGGCGAAGGCCCAGGAGAATTATAATGAGTAACGAAGCATTAGCTAAAATGATAGATGATATTGCAAATAAAGACTTTAATAAAGCAAACGATGCATTTGGAGAAGTTCTTGGAGGCAAAATTCAAGACGTATTAGATCAAGCAAGAACTAAAATTGCTGGACAGATATTTGATCCTGAAGTTGCAATTGAACCAGATGAAGAATTGGTTGCTGGTGAAGTTTCTGTTGATGACTTAGATGCAGAAGCAGAGGCAGCTGCAGATGAAGTTGAAGCTGAAATAGATGAAATCGAAGAATTTGATTTAGATGATGAAGAGCTAGATGATGATGACACCGGAACAGAAGAAGATACGTCAGGGGATGATGAAGAACCTGAAGAGACTTCCGACGAAGATTCTAAATAATTTAGAAGACTTATCTGAACAATATCTTCTCTATATAATAAGTAATCCAGGTCTATTAAGATTTAGACCTTGGAACTCACAAATACAATATTTAGTTACAAATACACATAGATCACACTTAGCACAAGCTTTAGTAACACATGATACTTTAAAAGCTTTAAATATAAACTCCGAAAGTGTACTGAATATAGGGACTGGAGGAGGATACTTAGAATACGTTTGTAAACATTTCAATTATCCAATACATACAGCAGAATACTTAGACAATACAAATATAACTGACGGCGTTCGTGCATTTAGAATAATAAGAGAATACTTTGGCACTACCATAGATTATACTATGACGTCAGCAAATAAAGACAATTTTGTAATTAATAAATGTAAGAAATATGATTGGTTGATATTTTTTAGATTTTTTTATCATACTACAGCAGAAGAAAACTTTATTGTAGATTATGAAAAAGTATATAACATATTAAGAAAGTTTGAAAAATATGGAACTAATTGCATTATACTGGGAAGAAAAGAGTGGGAGAGTTTTAAAGACTTTAAGTCAATTACAAATTATATCAATTATCACCAGTATGGTAATATAAGCGAAATAATATCAGAGTTGAAGACAAAGATATTATAAATATAACTAATATGAAAACATTCGCAGAAATTAGAAGAATGGGTAGTCAGTCTCACGGAAGACTGGTTAAGAAAGTTAAAGTTGGAACTCATAACGTAGAAATACGAAAAGGTTCAGATAATAAGTTTCATGCTCATATAGACGGCGACATGTTGGATAAGTATTTAACACAAGCTCAGGCAGAAAAAATGGCTAGAGCTTTTATAAAACAAGCGGAGATGTAAATGGCAAACATATACAAACCACTAACAAGCGAAATTACAAGCGGTGACTCTGCTGGTACTGGAGTAAATGTATCACTTGCTACTAACGTAAGAGCAGTAAATTCTAGTACAACAACAGCATACACTGTAGGTGTTGCAGATTCAGCAACAGCATTAGGCCAATCTGTTTATATGACATTACCACCTAATGAAATTCACCTAATAAGAAAACTTCCAGGTGATGTAGTATATGCATCAAATACCGCTGTAAAGTTTTGTAAAATAACTAATCCGGACGGGTAAGATATGAAGTTAATAGCAGAATACGTAGAAAACAATCTTGAAGTTATTGTTGAAGCAAACGAAAAAGGCGAAAAGAAATATGCTATTGAAGGCGTATTTGCTCAGGCCGATCAAAAGAATAGGAATGGTCGCATATATCCAAAAGCGATCATGGAAAAAGCGGTAAACAAATATGTTACCGAACAAGTTAAAACTGGTAGAGCTGTCGGTGAATTAAATCACCCTGAAGGTCCTACAGTTAACTTAGATAAAGTTTCTCACCGCATCACCGATCTCAAATTTGAGGGAAATGATGTGGTAGGAAGAGCATCTATTCTCGACACTCCTAATGGTAAGATCGTTAAAGGTCTACTAGATGGCGGAGTCAGGCTAGGTGTTTCAACTCGTGGTATGGGAAGTCTTGAAAGTAGAAACGGCGCGATGGTCGTAAAAGATGACTATATTCTAAACACAGTAGATATTGTGCAAGATCCAAGCGCACCAAATGCATTTGTTAATGGTATTATGGAAGGTGTAGACTGGATCTGGAATAACGGCGTTATCGAAGCAAGACATATTGAGAAAATGGAGACTGAAATTAAGAAAGCAAAACGTCCCGGCCTTTATGAGGCCCAAGTTCGTGAGTTTAAGAATTTCCTCTCGTTACTCAAATCGTAAATAAGGAGACAAAAATGTCCGATATACAAGAAAATCAAGAGACAGAACTCCACGATTCAGTTGAGAACGACGAAATCGTGAGTGAAGCTCAAGAACCTAAGGGCTCTGGTGTGGAAAAAGACAAACCAGAACTAGGTAAGGACGCTGAGAAAGCCTCTGTAGATGCTGCAGATAAAGCCGCTAATGCGACTAAGAAAGCACCTGCAAGAAAAGGGGACAAATCAAATTCCGAGCCTATGAAAAAGTCTGGTGCTAAGATGGAAGAAGTCGAATTAGATTTCTCTGAAGATCTTAATGCACTAGTAGAGTCCGAAGCTACTTTGAGCGATGAGTTCAAAGGAAAAGCTGCGGTAATTTTTGAGGCTGCTGTAAAATCTAAACTAAGTCAAGAAATTGATCGTTTAGAAGAGCAATATCAAACACAACTAGACGAAGAAGTACAAGCTACTAAAAACGAACTAGTTGAAAAGGTTGATAGCTATTTAAATTACGTAGTTGAAAATTGGATGAAGGAAAACCAATTAGCTATTCAGAACGGTTTACGTACTGAAATTGCTGAAGCATTCATGGGTAAATTGAAAGATCTATTCACTGAATCTTACATTGAAGTTCCTGAGTCTAAAGTAGACCTAGTCGACGAGCTTGCAGAAGAAGTTGAAGCATTAGAGGGTAAACTCAATGAAGCAACTGAGCAAGCTATCGAAAACGCTAAACTTCTTGAAGGTTATCAAAGGGAAGCTGTCATTCGTGAAGCTGCCAAAGATTTAGCCGACACAGAAGTAGAAAAGTTAAAAGGCTTAGTAGAAGATGTAGACTTTGAAGACGAAGCTACTTTTGCAAATAAAGTAAAAACGATCAAAGAATCATACTTCAATAAGAAAACCGTGGAAGCACAAGATTTAGAAGAAGAAGTAGAAGATAACGGAGAAGGTGTAGTAACCGAGGAAGTTTCTGATCTTATGTCTTCATACATTAGTGCTATCCGCAAAGTTAAAAAATAATTTATTTTTAACCTTCCATTAGGAGAAAACAATGCAATCATATGACCAATTGATCGAAAAATGGAATCCAGTACTCAATGAAGAGTCTGCTGGTTCTATTAAAGATCATCATCGTAAGGCTGTTACAGCCGTGGTTCTAGAGAACCAAGAAAAAGCATTGCGTGAGCAAAGAGCTCAAGAACAAGGTTTCATTACTGAAGCTGCACCAGCTAACGCTACCAGCAGCATCGGAACATGGGATCCAGTATTGATCTCACTTGTTAGACGTGCAATGCCTAACCTTATTGCATATGACGTTTGTGGTGTACAGCCAATGACTGGCCCTACAGGCTTAATATTCGCAATGAAATCAAGATATACAAGCGGTTCAACTGCTTCAAGAGAAGCTCTATTCAACGAAGCTGAAACAAGATTCGCTGGTGACTCTGCTGGTACTCATGACTCTGATAATGTTTCAGGTCTAGAAGGTATCTCAGACGGTGACGGAGACGGTACTATTGCTGACTCTGACATCTCTGCAGCACACGCTGCTGGCGGTATGACAACTGCTAAAGCTGAAGCTTTAGGTTCATCAGGTGCTACTGCTATTCAGCAAATGGGTTTCACCATTGAAAAGCAAACCGTAACTGCAAAATCAAGAGCACTAAGAGCTGACTACAGCTTAGAACTTGCTCAAGACCTTAAAGCTATCCATGGCCTAGACGCTGAGACTGAGCTTGCTAACATTCTTTCTACTGAAATCCTTGCTGAGATCAATAGAGAAGTTATCAGGACTCTTAACTCTCAAGCTAAACTAGGTGCTACTACTGCTAACGTCGCAATTGATGGTATATTCAATATGGCATCAGATGCAGACGGCAGATGGTCAGCTGAAAAATTCAAGGGTCTTGTAGTTCAGTTGGATCGTGAAGCTAACCAAATTGCTAAAGATACACGTAGAGGAAAAGGTAACGTAGTTATCTGTTCATCAGACGTTGCTACTGCTTTAGCTGCTTCTGGTATGCTTGACTACACACCAGCTATGAGCACAGCTCTTAACGTTGACGACACTGGCAATACTTTTGCTGGTACACTTAACGGTCGCATTAAAGTCTATATTGACCCATATGCTACTGCAGACTATGCTAACGTTGGCTTCAAAGGATCTAATCCTTATGATGCTGGCGTGTTCTACTGCCCATATGTTCCATTACAAATGGTCAGAGCAGTTGCTGAGGATACCTTCCAACCACGTATCGGGTTCAAAACTCGTTACGGAATGG